GCTTCTGCACTGAGGATCCCCCTGACGTTTTCGAAGATGACGAGTTGCGGGCGTAGGGCTGCGATGGCGTCGGCCATGGCGGTCCACAGGCCGGAGCGGGTGCCGGGGGCCATGCCTCGGCGCTGACCGGCGGCGGAGATGTCCTGGCAGGGCGAGCCGCCGCAGATGACGTCGACGGGCTCGACGGTGTCCCAGTTGACGGCGGTGATGTCGCCGAGGTTGGGGACGTCGGGATAGTGGTGCGCGAGGACTTTGGTGGCGGCGGGATCGTTGTCGCAGACCCATGCGACCTCTGCGTCAAGGACGGCGGCGGTGGCCATGCCGAGGCCTTCGTAGCCACTGAAGAGGGAGCCGATGCGGAGTGTCATGAGGTCCCGCCGATCTGCCAGATGCGGATGACCGCGCCCGGCGTGTCGAGCGCGTCCCGATGTCCGCCCGGGTAGGTCTTGGCGGTGTCGCGGTACTCCACCACCTGCGCGTCATCGACCCACGCCAGCCCGGTAAGGGCGTCCTCAGTAGAGCGCAAAAGCTTGCTCAAGTCCGGGTAGCACGTTGGGTGCGTGCGGCCCTTTGGCATGCGCTGCGGCGGCTTCAGCGTGAACACCATGGACACCGCGAGCGGGCCGGCCAGGGGGTCGCCATCGAACTTGCGGGCCGCGTCGGCGACCGCAGCACGCCACGGCTTGACCTTCTTAGACGACTCCACCAGTACCGGGGTCTGCTTGCCGCTGGTCTTGCTGGCGCGCATGCCCTTGAACGCCTTCGAGCCCTGCGGTCCTGGCGTCCCGAACACGATGATCTGCAGGTCTGCGGCGAGCAGCGGAACCCAGGGTTCGCGGTCGAGGATGGCGGAGATGGGTGTGACGATCACAGTGCCGCCACCGCCCCGTGTCCGGCCCGCACCAGCGCCTCGTACAGTGCGATCTGCACCTGCTTGTAGGTCTCGCCGTGCACGGTTGCCACTTCCTGGTCGGTTCCGTCAGACAGCAGTTCGTGGGCAATGCCGACGCGGCGGTCCGGGCCGTCGGGCCCGAACATCACGTCGATCAGGCCGCCGGCGAGGATGGTGTCGATACCGGCAATGGCGTCAGTCAGGGTGTTCATCTAGAAACCTCCGAGGTAGATGGCTTTCGGGGGCGCCCCGAGCCCCAGCAGCAGCGCCGCGGTGTTCTTGGCGACAGCGGGCGTGGCGCAGGTGATACGCAGCCGCGCAGTCGGCAGCACGGTGATGCGCTGCCGGTCCAGGAACAGGCCGACACGATCACGGCTGCGGGCATCCTGAGACGGGATCCGGGCCAGGTTGACGTCCACGAATGGCCACGGGTGAGGCTTGGCGCACTCCGGGCAGATGTCGGCGTCGGCGAGGATCTGCCCGATCAGGTTGTCGATCTCGATGTTGAGTCCGGCAACGGTCGTGGAGTTGAACAGGCTCACGGTCCGATCTCCAGGCACCTGTCCCAGCCGTGCGCCTTGCGCAGGTTGCGGCAGACGATGCATGTCGGCTCGGTCGGCTTCGGGCGCACCGGCGACAGGCTGACGGCGTCGATGCCGCAGAACGTGACCTCGTTCAGGCACACCAGGCACGTGGCATGAATGAGGCGCGGCGGCAGGGTGCGGCCGGGGATCCGGACCGGCAGCTGCTCGGTTGTCGGGGCGGTCACTTCGCACCCACCCGGATTTCAGTGCGCGGGAACTGCCGCACCCGCAGCTCGGCCGGCCATTCGTCCGGGTCGCCGCCCTTGCGGCTCGCAGCCTTCACAGTCCGGCTCCATGCCGTGCCGAGCTGCTTCATGAACGCCGGAACGCCGGCCGCTTCACATTGCCCGAGCAGCGTCCGCACCCAGTCCAACTCCGTCGTTCTGGGCTTGGCGCCGCTCTCACCGCCGCAAATAATCCAGTGAAGGCCGCCAGCCGGCCCGACGCGCCCGTTCAAGGCGGCGAACATCTCCGGGATCCAGTCGTCGATGACCTCGCCGTACTCGACACCGAGCCAGCGCGACAGGTCTACAGGCCCCAACAGCGGCTCGCACGACAGGAAGCGCGTCCGCGCCGGCGCGGCCAACAGGTGCGGGATGCGGGTCTCGGCCCAGCGCTGGTTCTCGACACTGGTTCCGAGCCACACGTTTTCCGGCCAGTCCGTAACCCAGGGCGCCATCGCGGCGACGCTCTCGGGGCGCTTGGTCAGCAACTGCCAGTGCAACCACGGCGTGTTCTCGATCAGGTCCCACAGCCGCTTGCGCGGCTCGACAACGTCCGGGTGGTCCTCGAACACGTCGGCCATGGACGCGCAGAACACGCGCTTCGGCGTGCCGTCGCGCTCGGCGTCGCGGTTCCACTTCAGCGGCTGCTTCCAGTGGGTGTCGGACATCATCCGGCGCGGGCCTTTGCGGCGCCACAGCTGGTCGTGGCCGTACCGGGTGGCGAGCGTGTCCGCATAGCAGGATCTGCATGCGGGGGAGACCCGTGCACACCCCCACCAGGGGTTGAACGTATAGTCCGTCCATTCGATCTTTGAGATGCTCATCGGTGCCTCCGGTCGGAGTTGGAGGTGCTCGTGGTGTGGCGCCGGATCCGGCGCCCGGGGAACCGCCTGGGCCGGCGGTGAAGCTGGCGTGTGGGCAGCCGCGGCACGCCCGGCAGCCGCTCGGCGTCCGCAGGGTCATCGGTGCTGAACGAGCCGCACAGCTCCGCGTACTCACGGTCCAGCGCGTCACGCCGGACGTGCCGACCGATCCACGCCGCGCCATGCACGGCCAGCCGGTGCAGCAGCCACAGCGACACCGGCGCAGCTACGAGGCAGGCAATGTCCGCAACAAACGCCGGCAGGTCCTCGACGATCGCCAGAACGATGCGGGCGATGACTGCGACCATGCGGTGGGGAAACGAGGCGGTCACGATGCCTCCTCCTCGAACCCGAGGACAGCCTGGATCGGCTTGGACAGCCGCTTCACGCACAGGTCGGCATACGGCTGGTGCTGCTCAATTCCGATGCCGCGGAAGCCTTCGACGACGCAGGCCTCGAGCGTGGTTCCGCTCCCGACAAAGGGATCGAGGATGGTGCCGCCGGGAGGGCAAACGAGCCGAACGAGCCAGCGCATCAAGTCCAACGGCTTGACTGTGGTGTGCACGGTGCCGTCGTCCAGCCGGGGCCGTTCGCTGGCCGGAGCCTTCGACTCGTAGCGGAAGGCGGGAAAGAACCTGGAGGCGCCCCCTGAGTCGCCCAGACCTCCTGCGTTTGCTCTCGGCCCGTTGTGCTCAAATTTGCCCAAGACGCCGTTTGCACCAATGCGACCACCGCGCGTACCGCCGGACGACGCTGTGATGCCGCTCTGTTGGTTTACGTCGGCGACGGGACAGTCGTTGGCGCATTGCTCGGCGCAGTCGGGAGAGTGGGTAAGTAGGAGGTTGGTGGGCCAACGACCAGCCGGGTGCGCCGAGTCTTCTCGAACGCCCGTCCACTCACCGAGCGTTGCCCCGTTCCGGTTCGAGGCCAGGCCGACAACCGAGGCGCACTTCTCGCGATAGTCCTGACCCGCTTCGATGCGGCAGGCATCCACGTTGATGGCGCCGGTGCCGTGCTTCAGGACGTTCGCCACGGTGGTGTTGAAGCCGGTGGTCTTGCGGGCCACAACGATTGGCTCGTGCGCTGGCTTGAGAGCCGTGTTCCAGCCCTGCCACTGCTGGGCGGCCTCGGAAGCTGGCTCTGTCAGGTCATACCTGCCGCTACTTACCCCTGCTATTTGCACGTCCGAGTGGCGACGAACTCTGTAACCCTCGCCAACTACCTCGCGTTTTGCCCATGATTCGCCCAGCAGGCCCTTGCGGGCGTTCAGCTGATTGACAAGCGGCAGAATGTCGGCATCGTCAAAGCTGAGCGCATCTCGCAGTGCCGTCCATTGCTCCGGCGTTGGAACAGTTGCGGCCTTGCCCTGGGTTGTCCAGTGCCCGGCCATCCCGTCGAAGCCCCACAGGGCGTCGATTTGCCGGTTGCTCCAGCCCGCAGCGTCTCGGGCGTTGGCCAGCCATGCTGTGACGGCAAGGACGTCAGCACGGTCGTCGCGACGGCGATCGACGCTCTTGCTGATGTCCTGACCTTTGGGGAAGCCGGAGTTGCCGGTAATGAACACCATGCCGTTGCGGCGCGCGAGGAAGGCTCCATTTGGGACCTTTACGCACCAGACCTCGCCTGCGTAAGCCTCGGAGTCGTTGCGGAGATGCCTGGCTTGCAATTCGGTGGTCCCGTGCTGACGCAGCGACAACTGGCCACCAGGTCGATTGCGCCGCATTCCAACCTTGCCCGCGCGTCCAATCAGCGCCAACAGCGTCTGCAGCCATACCAGGTCACTTTCGTACCGCTGGTAAAAGATCTCGCACGAAGAGTTAAGCCCGCTGCCGTCGCCGAGCATGGCGGTGCGGAGGAAGGCCCGCTTTTCGCTGCCGGTCATCCGCCAGAGCAGGCTGTAACTTGGACGCTTGCGGGGTAGATCGGCGCGAACACGCTTGGCCAACTCGCCGGAGAAGTACCACATGGTTTCGGTGTAAGTGCGCACCTTGTAGGTGCGGTTACGGTCGTAACGCTTGTGGGTTCCGATGCGATCCATGAGGGCGGCTATTTCTGTGACCTTGTCCGCGTTCACGCTGGACTGATAAATCCGGACGCCAGTGCCCTCGGGGTCAAATCCGCCTTCAGTCCACACCCAACCAAGTAGTGCCGCGTAGTCGTCGCCACCGATGCCGGGACCGTTATGCTCGCCAGCCAGGGGTAGCTGCAGCGCGTTCCACGTGCTGAGGCTGCCGGCTTGTGCCACCTGCCATGTTTCGTCGAACCAGATTTTGCGTCGGCCGTTCACCATGCGACGTTGACGGGCTCGGTGGTAGACGCGGTGGTTGGGTGTGAGCAACTGGTCCGTATCGGCGTTGCGGAGAACCCGCATTGGGCCGTTCCAGGGCGCCCGGTAAGTCTGCTCGACGGCTGCAAGAGTGATTTGACCTGTGGCGTGATCCCACTGCGCCACGGATTCCCCGGCCTGGATGTCAATACCGCGCTTCCAGCCGTCTTCAGTCAGGACCTCTGCGTCGTCAGTAAGGCAGCCAAAAATCCAGTCAATGGAGTCGCGGATCTCGAAGCCCGCGATCCGGATGGACATACCCATCAGGTCCTGTGTGCGGGGCGCGGCGAACGCCAGCAGGTGGCCACCTGGCTTCAGCACTCGCAGGCACTCGTCCCAAGCGGCCGGCGGCGGCACGAACTCGTCCCACGAGGCGTTCATGAACCCGCCCCGACCGGACGGGACGTATGCATGGTCGCCGCCAAGCCACCTGGTGAGCGCGTCGATGACAACGTTCGGGTGCAGGTTGGTCAGCGCATACGGCGGATCGCACACGACAGCATCGATTGACGCGTCGGGAATCTGCGGCAGCACGTCCAGCGCCTTACCGAGATGCAGCGACACGGTGTCGTCGCTGTAGTAGATGCTCACGGCGCCACCGCCCTCGCTGCCGCGCCAGCGTCCTGAACCAGTAGCGCCGGCCCGGCCTTCCACGAGTGCACCAGCGACTTCGCGGTCCGCTTCCGCAGGGCGCGTGCGACCCCGGCCGGGATCAGCAACTGCTGCCGGCTGCACGAGTTCGCGAACTGGCCCCAGTCGTGCGCGGTGTCCGGGGGCTCTTCGACTTCTGCGATCAGAGCCGCCTCGTACACCTGGTAGGCGGTGTCGGGGTTGTTGAAGTAGACGGCGAGGATCCGGAACTTGTTGTCGGTTTCCCACTCGGCATAGGTGGTCGCCGTGGCCGGGTCCGGGGTCGTGACGGTCTCGCCGCCGGGCTGGCCGTGCTTGTCTATGAGTGCGGTGTCACCCTTGATCGGGCGTGAGGTGCGTGTTTTGGACATGGCTGGCGCCAACTTCCGTGCAAGCTTTGGTGTGGTTTGTGGTGACCGGCAGACGCCCCTGGATGGGAGGATCGGGGCGGGACGTCTGCCGGCCTGTGGTTCAATCCGCCGGGGGGAGTGCGGACTGAACCGGCTTAAGGCGCCGGACTACTCCGGCCGCGTATCCCGAGGCGGGATCTCTTTCAGGTCCTCGTCATCGAGCGGGCGCCACTGCGGCGGCATATAGGGCTTGGCGTCGAACATCCGCGGAGCAACAAGCGGCTTTGTCCAGGCCTCAGCCTCGCGCTCAGCCGCGGCGTTCGATGCCCACCGCTCCTTCAAGCCCAGGACTACGAGCCAGCCGAAGAACAGCAGGAACGCGGCGGCAAACGCGGCGAGGATGATAAGGAGCCCGGTCACAGCGCACCCGCCTTCAGTACCTCGTCGTACAGCGGCCAGCCCATGTCGGCGGTGAAGTCCCGGTCGCCCAGGTCTTCACGCCGGTACGTCTGATAGCTGACGTTCTGCTCGTGCTTCCACCGCACCTGCGCGTCGTGCAGCTCATCCAGCGACATCGCCGCGATCTTCGGGTACTTGCGAGCGATCGCCGCCGCAGCCATCGCGGAGGCCAGCGCGTCATAGCCGGAGTCGTGGGCGCCATGGTGCTTTACGCCGTAGAAGGCGCAGATGTCGCCGAGCTTCCGCGACCCTTTGCGGCGGCTGAACTGCTTGTCGAGGCAGTACACGTCCACGATCGGGCGGATCTGGTCGTGCCCGCCGAGCCGCTTCGACAGGGTGTCCACGCCGTTGCGCAGGCAGTCGAAGTGGAACAGAGACAGGTCGTAACAGAGGTTCATACCAATTACTGGGATGCCCTTGGACAGGACCGTGGCGAGCGTTCTGGCGGTCTCGTCCAGCGCGCCGCCCGGCGCGACTCCGTCTTCCCTGGCGATAGCGGTCGTTACCCCATGGATGCGGGCGGCGGCCTCGGGGATCTCCACGCCCGGATTGATGAGGAACGACTTGCGGGTCGGCTTGCCGGCGCCGAGGCTGACCATTGCGACGGTCACGACCCGGTCGGTCTGCACGTTCAGGCCGGTTGTCTCCGTGTCCCAGGCCAGTGCCTCGGACTCCCACCACGGCGCGCTCACGATGCTGCTGCCCGGTCATAAGCCGCTGACTCCGTGCGGCACTGGGCACACTCCGGGTCGTAGCCGCCGGAGTGGTCGTGGTCCTCCACGACCTCGCCGTCGACCACGTCTTCGTCGGCGCCGGACCAGCCGTCCGAGTTACCCTCGGCGTCGGGATGCCTCGTGTCGAAGACAGGCTCAGCCCCGATCTCGGTGGCGACGTCCCGGGCAGCGCGCAGCTGTTCGCGCAGGTACTCCGCCGACGTGGGCACCCACTTCTTGAGCTGCCGCACTGCCGACTTCAGCCACATGGCCTCTTCGTCGGTGTTCCACGGCGAGTACTCAGACCTGGATCCTTGCGCCTTCGCGCGGATCTTGGAGATCTTCGCGCGGTTCAGGACCACAACCTTGCTGGTCGCGCCGTCCTTCATCACCGCGTAGGCGTAGACCAGGCGCAGTGCGCCCCGGTCGTCGGCGTCCCAGTCGATCTTGTGGATCGGTCGCTCGTGCACGCCCGGCTCGTAGTCGAAGAAATCACCCTTGAACACGCACTCGGCAACCACCGAGGAGATTGCGCCGGCCCGGTACATCAGCTCGATGTAGCCCTGGTAGCCCGGGATCCCCAGGATCTCCAGCTGGCCTTTGTTCTTGTGTGGCGTCAGGTAGTACTGCTCGGTGCCCGGTTCCAGGCCGAGACGCGCCGCGTCCAGCAGGTAGCCGAGGAACACGGCCGGATTGTTGTTGGCCGCCACCTCCAGCTCGGTGGCGCTGCCGCCGTCGGGCAACCTGACCTTCTTGCCCTTCTTTAGGGCGCCCTGCGCCAGGCGAACCCAGGTCTCGGCCTTGACGTGCGACGGCAGGACTGCGGCGAAACTCGCGGAGTAGTTCTTGACCAGGCCGGAAGGGGAATTGTCCCGGGTCGCGACGGCCGTCGATGCGGTGGTGGTGTCGGTAGTCATGCGGCTGCTGCCTTTTCGATCGGAGTCAGGGGTTCGGCGCGCAGAAACGGGGCGCCACCGTTGCGTCCGGGAACGCGCATGGCGATCTGCTCGCCAAGGAAGTAGGCCCGCCGCGCCCGGCCCATCGCATCCAGGAGGACAGCGGCGGCCTGAGACTTGACGGCGTCGGCCGCACGGGCGGCGTCCACGGCGTTCACGTAGGGAATCGCAATGTGCGGCGGCACCTCGAAAACGTCGTCGTCGATGTCCGGGTGCAGGTCCCGTACCGCGGCGTAGGTTTCGCCGTGCTCGTCGATGTCCGGGCGCACCTGGTCGCGGATGGAGTCCATGAACTCCGACGCAACCCGCCGCATCGTCTCGGCCTGGGCCTGGTCGGCTTCGATGACGTACTCACGGAACTCGCCGGTGGAGCCGATGAACACTTCCGTGTGGCACCGCCTCAGGTCGAATACGTCCAAGTACCAGCGGTCCTGTACCTGGTAGTACGGCGGGATCTGGTCGGTGCCTTCCTCGCCCCACTCGTCCGGGAACAGCGCGAACTTGGCTTCCAGGATCCCGACCGGTGCCGGCGGAAGCGGGTGGTCACATCCGGCGGACCCGCAGTCGCAGGCGTCGAAGATGAGGCGGTCCGGGTTCGCCAGCTGGTAGGTGCGCTCGCGGTGCCGGTAGGTGCCGGCGCGCACGACCCGGAACTCCGGGTGCTCGTCGGCGAACTTCCGGCAGATCGCAGGCTCCAGGCGTCGGCCAGCTTCCATCTCGGAGTTGGACGCCTTGGGCCCGATCAGGCCCTGCTTGCGGTGCCATAGCGAGAACCGGGACTCCCACTTGGACATCTTCAGCAGCACTGCGACTTCGGACCCGCCGACGCCCTCGGTGCGGGCAGCGTGCCAGTCGGGGGAGCCGGGCTTGAAAAAGCCGATCAACTCTGGAGATGCGGTCATGACTGCACCTCTGCCGGAAAGTTGAGCCGAGCGAACTCGCCCCAAGCCGCCAGCGCTGCAGCATCGTAAGCGCGAGCCGCTTCCGCCTCAGAGTTGTAGCGCCCGAGGTTCCGGTGGCGCCCTGCGACCCCTATTTTTGCCTGCCATTGCTGTCGCGAACGATCCCAGCTCACGCCCTTGAAGACCGAGGTGCAGGGCTTGCCGTTTCGAAACTTGGGCTTTGACGTGTTCGCCTTGTTCTGCGATCGAGTGGCTACCCGCAAGTTCGAGCGCCGGTTGTCCAGGCCGTTGTCGTTGATGTGGTCGACATCGAGACCCACGCCCGGCCCAAGGAGTAGCCGGTGCATATAGACCGACTGCCCCTTAACGGTCGTTTGGGCGTAGACCTTGCCCGTGTAGTCGACCCGCGGACGCCAGCGGTATCCCTGAACGCGGACGTAGTCCTCTGCATTGACGATCGCAGAGTGGTCTGCGCCAACTGGCACGGAAGCTGTTCGGGGATCCACTTCGATCTCGGTGGCCAGACGGGGCGATGTCATTCGCCACCACCGATCGTCCACGGCAGCCCGGCAGCCTCACGCTCGCGCCCGATCTGCGAGTACGAACGCAGCCCGGCATCGGCGAGCCGCACGATCTGGCAGCCGGTGCACTTGCACTGCGCCACCTCGTCCTCGCCCGTGGCGGTGTACGCCCACGTCTGATGGCCCTTGAGGACCTCGGCGAAAGCCTTCTCAACCCTGCGCATCTCGTGGCGCAGTTCGCTGACGGTCTCGGCGTGCTCTGCCTCGCGACAATCGCAGGCGACTCGGTGGTGAATGCACGTCTCCCAGCGGACATCCATGGTGTCCTTCGGCGGCGAGTACACGACACGCGAGCCGTCGTGGAAGCCGACCGTCGGCAGCGGGCCGACGAGCGCGGCGCCCGGGACGCGGTGCGGCAAAGGGGTGCTCATGCTCACCGCCCCCTCGACCAGTCGCACGGGCCGGACTGCACCACGGCGTGACCGGCCACGCGCCGACGCCGGCCCACGTACTCGCTCGCCGCAGACTCGATCTCCTCAACGACGTCGCGTGGCAGGCTTCCGCGCCAGAACCACGAGCCGTCCAGCGCCCGCCAGGCTTCCTCCGCCTCGGCGTCCAAACGCTCAGCCTCGTCCTCAAGACCGTTCCAGCCACCCATGTCCGTCAGCCGGAACACGTCCCACGCCTCGCGTGCGGCACGGTGCGCGGCCAGGAACTCCTCCACCGCGGTCATCGGCCCGGGGTCGGCCAGTGCTGCGGCAGACTTGCGCATCACCTGCGCGCGGGTCGGGACGGCAGTCTCCACGATGGCGGTCACCGGGTCACCGCCAAACCGGCCGGCGCCTTGCACTTCGCATCCGACTTCAGCCTGTCCATCAGACCGTCGGCGATGGCGTCGCGCAGCAGAGCCCAGTCGGCCCAGCGCTCCTGAGCGTCGGCGGCGGTCTGCGCGTCGAAGGCCTCGTACTGGGAGACCTTGTACGCCTCGGCGCAGATCTGCACTTCGGTGACCGACAGCAGGTGCTCGTACCCATTGGTGGCGGTAAGCGGTTCGGCGTGCTCCACGATGGTCGTCATGCCGCCTCCCCTTTCTCCTTGGTTACAGTCGAGACCGCGGCCTTCTGTGACGTGATGGTCGGGACCGCGGACTTCTGCAACTCGGCCGTGACGTGCGCCCAGATCCGGACCGGCATCTTGTCCACGTCGGTGACGGCGGCGATGGTCACGTAGGGCTTGGACAGGAAGCTGCTGCGCTTCAGCAGGCTCTCCTCGAACTGCCAGCCCGGCTGCTGTGAGAGCCACACAATCCAGCCGATCGCGGTCTTGTCGTCCAGCGACACCACCTCGCCGGCGACCTCGCACGGCAGCAGCGTCCACGCCCTCAACGTCACGCCGCCGGGAAGCAGAGCGTGGACCTTCGCGGCGACGTCCAGCGCGTTCGACAGCGCGGCGTGGCCGATGGTGTGGGTGTCGAGCATGAACCGGTCGGTGAGGACGCTCATCGCTTCACCGCCGGGATCGTGCCGGTGCCGTCGCTGAACCGCTCGTAGTCGGCCGTGGAAAGCACCAGCGTCTTCGGGCCGTGGCTTGTGCCCAGGTTCACGCCGTGCGCGTCCGGCCACGCACTTGTCAGGTCCTGCATGCGGCGCAGACGCTCCAGGCGACGCTCGTCGTATTCGGCCCACGTCATGTCGTCGCCACTGAACAACGGCACGTTGTCCTTGAGGCGGAATTGACTGCCGAACGAACTCGTCAGACGGTTGGCGGCCTCGATCAGCTCCGGACTCGACGGGACCTGCGCATGTGCGGTGCGCGGAGGCGTCGGCGGACGCTGAGCCATCGAGCCGGGCTGAGGCAGCGGGGAAAGGATGTGGCCGCCTTCCGGGGCGCGGCACTGGCGGGGAACCACCCTTAAGTCACGGCGAGTGGTCTTGCGGGGGAAACGGGGCTTACGCTTTCCGAAGAAGCGCATTTCCTCACCTTCCTGAGTGCAGAGATCGAACTTGTGAGGGTGCGTTCTGGGCGGCTTCCTCGATTCCGGCGAGGGGGCCGCCCGTTGCACGTGGTGGAGCTAGGCCGCGCGTAACGCTTCGCGGCTGGACTTGCGGATCGCCTCGCAGGCCTGGATCTTGACGATCTGTTCGAGGTTTTCGTCGGAGAACTTCAGGAGCCCTGCGATATGGGTGCACGGCCAGGTGCCGTCACTGGTGCGCCGGTAGAGCTGGTTCGTGGACTCCAAGCCCAGGCGGACCATGGCTACTTCAGGCGAGTGCAGAAGCGGCCCGTCCGGCTTCGGTGTAGCGCCGTTGGTGGCCAAGTACAGGTTGAGTGCGTCACGCAGCACTCTGGCGATGTTGAGGTCAGCGGCAGAGGCCTGCTCGGCGGTCACGCCGCAGCCTCGAAGTTGTCGACCTCGACCGGGCCGAACAGCACGTCCTTGGCGCGCCGGTAGCCGATGCCGGTACTGACCGCGAGGTCACAGAGCAGGTCCTCTGTCTTCTGGCTGGGCGTGTAGTCCCCGCGAGCCATCCGGTGCAGAGTGACGCGGCTGATGCCGGCGTCGCGGGCGATCCGGGTGATGTGCGGCTTGCCGCTGTTGGGCCAGATCCACCGCTCCGGGTCGCGCTGAGCGAGCCAGGTCAGAGCAGTCGGCTTAAGGCGCGTTTGGGATGCCATGGGCTAGTTCCCCCTCTCAAAGAGTTTCGTCCCTGAAACGAAACTAGCCCATCGAGTACCGGCGACGCAACCACTTCGGCCGATCTGGTTCCGGTGGTGTAACCACGAAAACGCGCCTGTTCAAACAGGAAAACCCAGGTAAAGGGTGGACATCTCACCCGCCATGGCTATGTTGACTTGCGTAAAGGCCAGCGCGACGTGTTGCATGTGTGAAACACTTTTGGGTGAGGGGCGCGACCGATGACCGACGGTGATACCAACCTTGGCCAGCAGTTTTCCACCTGGCTCAAACGCCAGATCGAGATCCACGGCGTGAAGACCACGGAGATCATCAAGCGGGGAACGGAAGCCAAGGCGTTTTCAAAGGTGACGTTCTACCGCTGGCTCAACGGAGAACACACACCCAACTCGGACAACGCCAAGTTCCTCGCAGAGATCTTCGGCGTCGACCCGAGGGAGGCCTACGAAGCCGCTGGGCTCACACACCTGATGGACATGGAAGGCGGCATCGTCACCACCGCCGACCCCGTCGAAGCCTTCGTGGCCCGAGTCCGTGCCCGCAGGTTCCCCAAACCCGTTGAGGACCGCCTCATCGAATACGTCCGCACCGAGATCGAAGCGCGGAAACAAGCACTCGATGACCTCCTCGACACCTATGAGGACACCCAGCGCCTCGCAGCCGACCGCGACGACCCCGGAGCCCGCTAAACACGGCACCGAGGGGAACCATGGCCTATCCGGAAAAGCGCCCCGGCGGATGGACGGTACGCGTCAAGGTCGGCGTCAATCCCGACACCGGCAAAGACATCTACCGGCGCATCAGCAAAGACCCCGCCACCGGCAAGCCGTTCCCCACCAAGAACGCCGCCAAGACCTACGGCCAAGACCTTGAAGCCGAGATGCGCGCCGGCACCTGGGTGGACCCGCGCCGCGGGGAAACCACATGGGACCAGTGGTGGGACGCCTGGATCACCTCCCAGGACATCGACGACGGCACGGTGGCGTTCTACACGTCGCTGTACACCAACCACATCGGGCCGCGCTGGGGCTCCACAACTCTCGGGGAAACCCGCGGCATCGATGTCACCACCTGGCTGAAAGACCTACGCGACGGCGCCGTGGAAACCGGGCCGCCCGGCAAGCGCCGCAAACGCAAGTACGCGCCCCGCACCCCCGAGGGCATTCGCAAGCATATGCTGCTGATGGTCACTGACGCCGTCGCCGAAGGGATGCTCGTTCGCAACGTGCTGCAGATCGAGGCCAAGTCGAGGATGCGCGGCCGTCGTACCAACCGGGTCCGGCCGCAGACGCGCCCAAAGCTGCATGTCGAACCCGGCGACGTCGTGGCCATTGCCGTGCAGATGCACCACATTGTGGGGCCGGTCGGGTTCGTCCGGACGATGCTCGCCGGCTGGACAGGCCTACGCCCCGGCGAGCAGGCCGCGATCGAGCGCGCAAATTGCAAGTGCGCCGAGCGGAAGCCGCGAATCATCGTGGACGAGGACAAGGGCGCGATCCGCGAGTACGCCAAGGGCCCGGTGGAGTTCGGTCCGCCTAAAGGCGGTCTCGGGCGCGAGGTGCTGGCGTCGCCGTCGCTGGCGATGCTGCTTGATGACTGGCTCATCAGCCACCCGGGGCAGACGTATCTGATCCCGGGCATTAACGGGCCGGTATGGCGGCGGCGCGAGTGGAACGAACGGTGGCGGATCGGCTGCGACGGCAAGCACGAACTGAAGCGGGTCGGGCGCCGGTTCGAGACGTTGGAGACGTGGGAGTATCCGCCGATTATCACCGACCTGGAGTTCAAGGGGCTGCGCCGGGCGCACAACATCTGGCTGACCGAGGATGGCGTCCCGGAGGTGGTGCGGGCGCACCGGCTGGGGCATGCCATGTCCGATGAGATGCAGTCCGCGTACTCGTTGGTGTCGGCGGCGATGGAGAAGGCTCTGCTGGAGGCTCTGGAGCGGCGGTGGAACGAGGCGATGACCCCTGAGGCTTGGGAGATCATCTCCCAAATTTCTCCCAGGCTAGCCAAAAAGCGTCTCTAGAGTGGAACAGAAAAGCATCAAGGCCCTGTCTCCCGGTTGGGAAACAGGGCCTCTGATCTGGCCTGACGAAGACAGATCGTCTCCGCCGTGCGGTCGGGCTGACAGGATTTGAACCTGCGACCCCTTGACCCCCAGTCGTGCCGATTCAAGGTTCTGACCTGCGGGTCGGCCCCGTCGCGGGAGACCGCGTGTCCCGAAATGGACTTTGGGCGACCCTGGCCGACCCTCGTCGGCGCTGGCTGTAGGTGATCGTCTCCCAATTTTCTCCCGCCTTACCGCGGGCGTGGACTTCCAGATGGGGCGGCGTGGAAGGCGTCCGCCATATCCTCGCCGAGACGTATTGCCCACTCCACGGTTTCGGCTTGCTGGTCCAACAGCGCCTGCGGCAGGTGGTCCACGGACCACGTGAGGATCGCCCCGAGAGCACACAGGCCGGCTGTCGCACCGAAGGCGATGAGGAGCCCGATGGTGGCTGCGGTGTTCAGGGCTGTCGGCCGTAAGGTGGTGACCATGACCACCAGGTAGCCGATGCTGGCTGCAATCGCGCCGTTGGCGTACCGCCGCCGTAAGTGTGACAGCGGGGATTCGGATTCCGCAGCCCTTGACCGACGGCGTGCCCGGCCTTGTGGGCTCTTGGTCCGGGTCGGTTCGGGGGCTGGTTGAGCTGGGCTCATGAGGTCAGCGCTTCCGTCGCGGTGTTGATGGCCCGTGGCTAGGTCACCCTGAGACTCAGCACTTTACGAGCGTTTTACCTCGTGATCCAGACCGAAACCACGGACACTTTTAGAAGTGATCGTTTACCAATAGGGCCACGCTGGGGCGTCTGTGTCACCCATACGGGTGATGAATCAAAGCTTTGAGCAACTAGCGAGGGGTGTAGCTCGTCGTACAGCGCGCATAACGCTTTTCGGCCAGACTCGGGGGGAAGGGGAGCGAGGCGTTGCTGTGGGACTGTGAGCACTTTCGCGGCTGCGGCATGACTGTGGACTGGCTGCGGGACCGGTGGTTTTACGCCGCCCTGGTGTTACTGAGAGCGCAGCCGATGTCACCGAGCGAGATCGTTGGTGTTCTCAAAGCAACACGCTCAGTGAACGTACCCGTCTTCGGCCCGCACACGGTCTACCCCAAGTCCGTCACCCGGCACGTGGGGACCCTCACTCGCGGCGGACTGATCGAACCCGGGCCGCTGGTCGGCCGGCGCCGCGAGTACAGGTTGACCACGCTCGGCGAGGAGCTGCTGGACAGCCTTACCGATGCGACCGCCTACGGCCGGGAGCGCTACCGCTGGCTGGTGCGGTGTGCCCGGATGCAGCAGCACATGGACTTGTGTGCGCCGATCCCGATGCGCAGCCCCGGCGACAGCGACGAGGTGGCGGAGGAGAGGCTGCGCCGCCGTGCAACAGCAGTGCTGTTCGGGGTGGTGCTGCGCCCGAAGTGGACTTTCGCGACTCTGGCTGCGTTGACTCGCGGACCGCTGCGCCCGTACCGGATCATCGGGGTTGTCAATGCGGCTGTTGACGCCAGCCCTGATGTGGTGTCCAGTCACCTGGTGGATTCGATCCTCGCGGACCGTCTGGACATGCTGCAGCGCATGGGTCTGGTGGTCCAGATCCCTGCGGAGGTGGGCCGGCGCACCTCCTATGCGCTGACTGACTGCGGCCGGGCGTTGATGGAGGCGCTGGAGCCGGTGGCGGAGTTCGGGATCGCCCGGGACGCGGAGATGACCGCGGCGGTGCGGGCGATGTGAGCGCGCTTCCGGGCTCATCAGAGAATCGAGGCAGCCGCGCGCTTGGCCGGCACCGACAGGTCCGCCGGGGTCTCATCCGGCAGCGGGCAGTCGATCTCGGCGAGGATCGCGCCATCCCCGGGAAGCGTCCACTGCACCCCGGCAGCGTTCAGCGCGGCCAGCCCGTGCAGCGGCTCGCCGCGTTCGGAGCCGACAAGGCGCGGAGACCCGGTTGCGTGTCCGTCGTCGTCGATCCGCAGCTTCCAGTGTCCGCGCAGGGATGCGACCTGGACCCGGAACTGCCCGCCAAGGCGGGTATCGGAGTGGAGCACCGCGTTGCCGGCGAGAATCAGCAGCACATCGCCGACAAGTTCGGCGCCGGGTGTGTCCCCGATGGCGCTGCGCACGAAAGCGTAGGCGGCGTCGATTCCCGCACGATCACCGTTGAAGGCGCCTTCAACATGGCCGTATCTGGTCGTGATCTGCGTTGGCGTGTTCATTTCCGCACCGTAGAGCGCGGTTGACCTGCCGATATCAACCGGGCTGATGTCGTGCTCAGCCAAGGTTCAGCCGTGCGGCCAAACGCCGTACCTGTTCCTTGCTGCCGCGGCGCTCCAGCAGGGCCCGCATGACCTGCGGCACGTGCGGGCTGTTGCGGATCATTAGGGGTGCGAGACGTTCAGCTGTTTCGATCTCGGTGACGGCCCGCTCGTAGGCACCGTGGTAGACGCAGGCCCGTGCGACATCGAGGCGGTGCCGGGCGTGCCGCGACGGGGGCGCGGTCTGCGGTGCGCAGGTGGCGGCGTCCAGGGCGAGCGCGCGGGCGCTGTCGA